TGGTTTTAAATCAGAAACTGCGACGGTATTGGTTAATGTAGCAATAGCAAGAACTGCACCTAAAGCAACATTAGATGCTGTTGAGTTAAAAGGTTTTATATTAGAAAGGGTTTTTGTTGGTTTTATGTCTTGAATGAAAACGGGGTTTGATATATTGCTAATTCTTGTAGTAGCCATTTATTAACTCTGATCTGTAACTTCACCGATCATAATCATTTCACCTTGACATACCGTCCAAACACGAGTAGCGTCAGATAATTGAACATCAAATACATCGCCAGTTCTTAGTTGTTTAGATTGTGCTGGTGATATGGTTACTGTAAATTCTCCTGGATCATCAAACTCTGTTGCATATGGAGTTACACTAAATATTAAATCGGTTCCAATATTATCTGAATACCTTCTAAAATCTGCTTTTATATCAAAGCCAGTAATATCTCCACTTTCATCATTTGTATAATCTACTTCATTTCCAAGATCATCTTCTACATAAATTCTAAAAGAAGCACTATCTCCTATAACTACCGTCCAGTTTACAAGTGGTGGAATATTTCCAAGATTATATGATGCTGGAGCCGTTGGTTGAGGCGAAATTGCAGATTCATCGGGATTTCTATATAATGCCATAGTTATATTATTATACCACTAACTAAATAAATATTTAAAGATATTTTATTTTTATTTCTTAAATTTGACCTAATTGCCAAATTAGTGTTATAATTAATACATGCTACCTATTGGTAGCATTTGTTCTCTAGGAGGTATTTTACAATGAGAGAAGCAAAGGTTTGGCTAAGTGTGTTGGTCTTGGTTATTTGTAGTGCAATTTTTTCTGGCTCTGCAAAAGCAACTAATGAAAACAACTTACTAATTAAAAATTCTATAGATTCCTCTGCCACCCCCAAGGTGGCATTTTTGGTTTCTAATGAAAAGAAATTAGACAAATATAAAAATGCTCATATTTTGACTGATGAGCAACTAGTTGATATGTTAAAGGCTGTAGGGTTTAAAGGAAAGGCTTTAAGGTCTGCTTGCGCTATTGCAAAGGCAGAGTCTAATGGTCGTCCCCTTGCTTTTAACGGTAATCAGGAAACTGGTGACAGTTCTTATGGTGTATTTCAAATAAATATGCTTGGAGAACTTGGGTCAGATCGTAGAGAAAAATTTGAGTTAGATTCAAATGCTGAGTTATTGAACCCAGTGGTGAACGCACAAATTGCTCTTCACATGACTAAGGGTGGAGCAGATTGGTCTTCATGGAGTTCCGTTAATGGAAAAAAGTATCAAGAATGGTACAACAAGTATCCATGTAAGTAAAAATTAAATAAAAAAACCCTCTTAGATTTTATCCTTGGGGGTTTTTTATTTACCTTAAACTGATATTAATAACTCTTTGTATCCCGTGCTTAAATCTCTTAGATGAGTATGCAAAGCCTGGGAAGAATGGGAAGGAAGGAAAGGATGGTGGGAAGAATGGGAAGAATGGAAAGAATGGTGGTGCAAATCCAGGAAAGAATGGTGGGAAGAATGGTGGTGTAGTTACGCTACCTGATGCATCTGATGTTGGAGAATTTCCAATTGCGTTAGTAGCATAAACCGTATAAGTTTGTGCGGTATTTGCTTCTTGAGTAACAACAACTGATAACGTTGTACCATCAACCGTTCCACCTTTTCCATCCGAAGATGCCCAGGTATATCCAGTAATTGTACTTCCACCATTTGCTGGGGCAAACCAAGTAACTGTATCCGCAAGCGCTGCTGTTGTAACAGTTGGCGCTGCAGGTTTTGCTGGAACAGAAGTTGCTGTAATAACTACTCCAGGACTTGCAGAACTGGCAGATGAAGTGCCATTAGCATTAATTGCAGCAATAGTAAAGGTGTAAGACTGTCCTCCAGTAAATGTGCCAGTTGCTGTTAGTGGGCTAGTTGTTCCACTTTGAGTAGTTATTGAGACAGATGGAGATGAAGTTATTGTATATCCAGTAATATTACTTCCGCCAGTTGCTGGAGGAGTAAAGGTTAGGCTTGCTACAGTGTTACTAACTTTAGTTGCTACACCAATAACTGGAGTGCCTGGAACAGTAGTTGCTGTAATTGAATTTGAGGCTATGCTTGCTAAGTAAGAACTTCCTGATGCACTATTTCCTTTTGATGTAAAAGTGTAGGCTGTTGCAGATTGTAGTCCAGTAACTGTTAAAGGAGAAGACCCAGTAGCAGTAAATGATCCTGGATTTGATGTTACTGTATAACTTGTTGCTGGACCGCCTGTTGTAGGTGCAACTAATGTAATAGTTGCAGATCCATTATTAAAAGGACGGGATGTTCCAACATTTGTTGCAGTTGGGATTGCTGCATCTGGAAGATCATCAATTGGTGTAGTATATTGCAGTTTACTTAGGGATGCTTTTGAAACTGTCATTTTAAGAAATTTCAGATCCGTATGCTGCAAAAGATATATTTCCAGTTGAAGCATAAACTAGAATTTTATCTGCAGCACCAAGGGTTACTCCAATTGTTAAAACAATAGTGTCGTTTGCTGCAACTGTTGTTCCATAAACTAAATAATGCTTACTAGCAGTTGTAGCATCTGCTGATGGCCTTACAGCAATTCTAAATGTTGCAGATGTTGCTGCTTGATTACAAATTATAATACTTGATGCCACTGTTTGTGTACTAGATGGAGTTGTGTAAAGAGTAGACTCAGTGGATGCAGACGGATTTGCCTGTCCTAATACTTTATATACGCTTGCCATTGTATCCCCTAATCACATTCCACCCAGCAAAAAAGATGTTGGTATCGGGTCATCTAAATCTACCCATGATGTTATTGTACCATTTGTTTGCAAGTATTTTTCTGCATTATTATTTTGAGACGGGATAAAACCAATCCAAGCAGACCCATTATAGTATTGAAGTTGGTAAATTGTATTTCCACTATTATCTTGCCTTATTAAACATATTGATCCAGCAGTTGGAGAAGTTATTGATGCGTCCCTTGCTGATGGGTTAAGATAATTATTTATACCCTTTTTTGCAACTAAAGATTCAAGCATTGTTACAGCAGATAAATAACTTTGTAAACCAGCCCACTCAAACGTTCCAGATGTGTCGGTTTTACCAGAAATAGCATACCATTTATCATCTGCTACGTTATAGATATATCCTGGTTTTCCATCTTCATCAAAAGTTGTTGGCATTAGATCACCCGATTAAAAGCACTGGTGTCGCCGTTATATACATACATTTCTAATGGGCTTGATCCTTTTTTAATCCAAATAACTCCATTTGCCAATCCAGTTGTTGGTTGTGTTGTTGTGTAAATAGATGTTGCAGAAATATAACCAACCTGAGCAGGAGCATCTTTGTCTACCCAAATGTATCCATCTGGAATTGTGTTAGAAAATGCTGTAAATGCTGCGGAAGTGGGAGCAGTTGTAGTTACTCTTGAAATATCCCTTGCTGAAACTTCTAGTGCAGCCTTTGTAGTAATTTGACCTTGTAAATTATTAATTGTATAGGCAATAGATGGATTTAAAAGATTTGCTGTATTGGTTTCTGCAGTGTCAAAATCGTAAGAACCATAGTGGTATGCTTTTAACGCATCTTGAATATTAGCATCATCAACTAATGCTGGAATCTTAGTTGGTACTAAATTTCCTATATTTTCTACAGCCATTTGGTCACCTCTTTAAAAATTATACCATTTTTTATATTAAACAATAGATATAAAAATATGGATTTTTTTGTTGCCAGTAAGATTTGACCAACTGCTACCGTTATATTGAACTGCATCAAAATTGATAACTAGGTTTGCCCCATCTCCTACTAAAGCAGGAATTTCCATTGATGATGCAATTGGATTTGCCCCTTCAATTTGAAATTGTACATTAAAATTTGAAGCGGTAAGTGGTGAACCACTGACTGTTACTATGTTTGATACTGGGATGGTTATTGATCCTGCTCCAGAACTAAAAACAACTGTTTCTACTGCAGAGTAAATTGCTGGACTTACTTTTAAAACTTGAACCCAAGTATTTGCACCAGCCTGAGAAATATATTGATACATATATCCATAGTTTTCTCCTGGAGAAATATTAATATACATATCATTTAAAATTAAGGTGTTTCCAAATAAAACACCACTTGCTGTTAATGTATTGGGTTCTCCAGAACCAACAATAAATTTACTACCACGGACTCCCTGTGGTCCAATATCAATTAAAAGATCAATTGATTGAGGCGGACCTATAACAACAACATCATCGGTATTAAGTAATACGTCTACCATTATGAATCATCTGCTCCAGTAACATCGTCTGTTACGGTTATTGTTCCTGTTAAAAGTGTGTAAACTAATGTTGCACCAGAATCTATCTGAACGTCATAAACATAAGTTCCAGCAGTTAGACTTTCTCCTGCTCCTGGTAAAATTGTGCAAGTTACTGTATCTGTTGTGCCATCAACAACTGCTTGCATTTCATACTGGGTTTGACCTTCACCCCTTGCTGTAGCAACAAAAAATGATGCATGATATCCTGTTAAATCAAAGGCGTTGCCATTTGCATTTTTAGGACGGATTACAAACTCATACCTATCGCCACGATAGTAATTAAAATTATAAGAACCTGGAAATGCCATTATTCCTCCTGTAACATTATACCACTATGATACTGATATATATATGCCTTTTAAAATAAAAGAACTTTCATTGTCTGCTCTAACTTGTGGAACTCCTCCATAGTTTTTAACTGTATCATTATTTATAAAAATGGTTTGAGAACATGAAATATCATATTGATATTGATATTTTAATAATCCAGCATGTGTGACTGGAGATAAGTTGTTATTTCTAAGAAGAGTTTTTACCCAAACTTCTGTATTGCCTGAATATGTTTCTATAGAAAAATCATACCTAATATCTACTTTTGAACCAACTTTTAAGGTTTTTAAATTTATATTTTTTGCTACTGAATTTAATAGTGAAACTGATTTGTTTGGTAAATAAAATTCAATGCTTCTTGCTTCATCTATATCTAAGAAAAAACTTACCCAACCGTCTTCGCCTCTTTCTGGGCCTAGCCTATATTCTTGTGTACTTTTGTTTGCATAATAAGCCCAACCAGGATACTGCCCAGATGGGCTATCATATCCATCTCCTGCCCTTCCTGGCTCCCCACGTTCTCCTTGTGGACCTTGCCTACCAATATCACCCTTATCGCCTTTATCGCCCTTTGGGCCAGGTTCTCCTTGAGGGCCTACTGGTCCAACCTCTCCTTTTTCTCCAGTAACTCCAGGAACAGCGATATACTCGGTTGTTCTAACTTCTTGGATTGTTTCTAGATATTTTTTCTTTGGGGGAAAGTCCATGCTTTTAGCCATGACTTATCCTAACTACTTTATTTTGATCTTAAATATTTTTTTGCCAATTTTTATTACTGGCGGAAGAAGGGGTGTTGGATTTGAAACTTTTACTATTGGCATTATAAACCTGGGGTCATATCACTTAAAACACAAATAGTTCCTATAACTGGCGTCCAGACTGTGTCTGCATTTGGCCCACTGCCACCCTCTATAATTACCTCAAGGTCAAATCTTAACTCTGCTGTTACTTGGTTATAACTTGTTCCCCAGTCTTTTGTAACTGATGCTGGAGCGGTAATGGTTACGTCGTTGCCACTAACGGTTACGGTTAAATTATCTAATACATTTGCTATTGGATCGTAGGCAGTTGCTTTAAACGTCCAGTCAGAACAGTCAAAGGCAGTTATTTCGTCGTCTTCCAAAAACTCTACAAGCAGTGTTGCTGTGTCTCCACGGACTACTGTCCACTGAATATTTGCTGGAGAAGCACCATATTTTTCTATTGTAGGAGCACACATAATACTTGATTATACCATTAAATAAGACTGGACACCTAGACGCAGTGGGGTGGGGGGTAGTATCTAGGTGCCAGCACAAAAATTATAACATTGTATTATTACAAAACGGACATATCATAACAAAACGTTATAAACCAGACAATAAAAATAACTGTTATAGAATTGTTATAATCAATTTTGAGTAAGTTGTAAAAAACCAGGGTACAAAGGTGTATACTTAAAATATAAAGAAAAGAATAACTAGCAATTAAAGTATTAAGATATCTTATATATTATATATAAAGAGTTATTTTTTAGAATGATCTTTAAAATGTTCAACCAAAAGATCCATCAGTTTGTCAGTCTTTTTTTCTAAGCGGTCAACGGAATCTTTTAAACTAGATCCTGAATTCGGCTTAAGTTCATTTAAATAATGTTTTACGAGCCAACGTATTCCTCCGCCGACAATAGCAAGTATTGAAAGCGTTGTAAGGATTAATC